ATAACATTGCTTCCAGAGTGTTAAATCCGACGTTAAGGGAAGCTTATGAGATAGTGGCAGATAATGCAGCTATTGTACAGCAGAACGTGAACGAAGCAGCAGGCATTGGAATTAAAACAATAAGAGCACAAATCCAACAGGATAATATAGACGGTATTGTAAATCGGATTTCAAGTGAGGAATATTTCGACGATGTGAAATGGATTCTCGATGCACCTGTACGGAATTTGGTTCAGAAAGCAATGGACGATACTGTTCAGAAAAATGCAGATTTTCATGCAAAAGCTGGATTGAGACCAAAGATTATACGGAGATCATCTGGACATTGTTGTGAATGGTGTAATCAGGTAGCCGGAACATATGTATATCCAGATGTTCCTAAAGATGTGTTTCGGAGACATGATAATTGTGATTGCATTGTTGAGTATTATCCGGGAGACGGTAAAAAGCAAAATGTATGGACAAAAGAATGGAAATACGAAAAAGAATCTGATAAAATAGAAGAAAGAAAACTGCAGGGATTAAGTCCGGAATCAGATGCGATTATACGAAATATACGGGAAAAGATCATTCCGGAACAAAATCGTGAAAAAATTGCACCACGACAGGAAATACATCGACAAGGGACAAAGATGTATGAAGCCAGAAAAAAGAGTCTGGAAGCAAAAGGACAATTTGGACCTTCTTACATTACGGTATCGAACGAAGAAATTCAATCGCTTGTAAAGAAATTTTCAGGGACAGGAATTATTAAATATAATAGTCAAGGTAATTGGGATTCAAAAGAAATCATAACGACAAATGATAAAGTCATAGGAGTAGTTGTTGATAATCGAAACGGAAATAGTGCAGAGACATCTGTGTTTAAGATTCACTACGCTAAAGATGGAATGCATATAGTTCCGGATTATCCAAGTAAAAAGAGGTGAGAGTTATGACATACGAGGAAATAAAAGACTTCATAGGTAAACAAGTCATCGTAAGAGATGTCGAAGGAAAAAGCTTTAAAGGTATTATAACTAATACGGAAAGTGAGTATGATACATCATCTGGAAAAGAAGAAATAGAATTAGATGCCGGAAAAGTATTTTATGGAATTCCATTAGATGAGATAAAAGATATAATACAAATCAAATAAGCTGCCAGATTATTCGGGTGGCTTATATTTTTGAGGAGGCTACATGGGAGAAGTAAGGAAGGGGCGGCAGACCCCGACGCAATCTGTCGTGCTGCCTTATTCTTCAACATATGGAGCTGAAGCAATAGACATTTACAATTCGACAGGAAGAACTGCACAGGAGTGGCAGGAGCTTCTTCTGTCAGACATTTTGGCCGTAAACGAAGAGGGGTTATGGGTACATACCAAATTCGGGTATTCAGTCCCAAGGCGTAATGGAAAGAATGAAATTGTTGCAATAAGGGAGATGTATGGACTAAAGAAAGGCGAAAGAATCCTACATACAGCACATAGAACCACAACTACACACAGCGCATGGGAACGACTTTCGAATTTGCTAAAGAAAGCAAATATCGAGGTCGTTTCTTCATATAAGGCATTTGGAAAAGAACATTTGGAAGTTGCTGGCGGTGGAATTATCGAATTCCGAACCAGAACATCAAAAGGTGGTTTGGGAGAAGGATTTGATCTACTAATTATCGATGAGGCACAAGAGTACCAAGATGATCAAGAGAGCGCATTAAAGTATGTCGTTACAGATAGTAAGAATCCACAGACAATATTTTGCGGAACACCACCAACTCCAGTAAGCTCCGGAACGGTTTTTACAAAATTCCGTAAGGCAACCTTGGAAGGACAAACGGTTAACTCTGGGTGGGCAGAGTGGTCCGTGCCGGAGCAGACAGATATAAGAGATATAGATGCCTGGTATGAGACAAATCCATCTCTTGGAACAGTATTTACGGAAAGATCTGTAACTGATGAGATTGGTTCAGATCCGATCGATTTCAATATCCAGCGATTAGGATTATGGATTCGCTATAATCAGAAGTCAGCCATCAGCGCAACAGAATGGAATGAATTAAAAACCGATATCCCACCGGAGCTTACAGGAGATCTTTTTGTAGGAATCAAATACAGCAAAGATGGGAATGTGGCAATGGGAGTTGCGTCTAAAACGAAAGATGGCAAGATATTTTTAGAGTGTATCGATTGTCGTGAAGTACGCGCAGGAGATACATGGATACTAGCATATTTGAAAGAATGGAAAGCAAGGAAGGTGATTATTGATGGCGCATCAGGGCAGCAGTTAATGGAAAATGAAATGAAAGATTATGGTATAAAGAATTCACACCTACCCACTGTGAAGGAAATCATTGCAGCAAATGCCTCATTCGAACAGGGATTATATCAGAAGAATATAGTTCATTCTGGTCAGCCGTCACTGGTACAGGTAGTAAGTAACTGTGAAAAACGGTCGATTGGAACCAATGGAGGTTTTGGCTACAAGGCAATGAAGGAGGAAATGGAAGTTGCATTGCTCGACAGCATAATTCTTGCATACTGGGCGTGCAGTGAGACAAAAACCAAGAAAAGAAAACAAAGAATTAGTTGTTAAAGGACACCTGAACAGGGTGTCTTTTTGCATATTACGCAACCAAGCGGTTAATGGAGAAAGGAGCAACAAAAATGGCAGAATTTACACCAATTACAACACAGGAGCAGCTTGATAAAGTAATCGGAGAGCGCATTGCGGGAGTGAAAGCAAAATATGAAGGCTTTGATGGTTACAAGGAAAAAGCAGAAGATTATGATGCTCTAAAAGAAAAATCCGATGGTTTTGAACAGCAGATTGCAGCGTTGAACAAGGAAATTAACGGTGATGGAGAAAAGAACCTCGGATACAAGAAACAGCTTGAAGAGGCGCAGGGCAAGATCAAGGGATACGAGACCAGTTCTCTCAAGATGAGAATTGCACATGAAAATGGAATCCCATATGAACTTGCAGGTAGATTAAGTGGATCTGATGAAGAGGAAATTAAGAAAGATGCCGAGACAATGGCAAAATTCTTGAGAAAAAAAGATGTTCCTCCACTTGCAGGAGGAGATCCGCAAAAAATTGATGACAAAAAGACAGCAATGAAAGGCATGCTGGCTAGTTTGAAAGGAGAATAAAAAATTATGGCAACATCAAAAGGAACAATGTTTGACCCTACACTGGTCAAAGATCTTATTACAAAAGTAAAAGGGAAGTCAGCACTGGCTGCATTATGTGGTCAGACACCGATTCCATTCAATGGATTGAAAGAAATGATTTTTTCTATGGACAATGAAATTGATATTGTCGCAGAAAATGGAAAGAAAACCGAAGGCGGTATTGCTATCGCACCAGTTAAAATTGTACCGGTTAAGTTTGAATATGGTGCAAGAATCTCTGATGAATTTATGATTGCTACAGAAGAAGAGCAGTTGGATATTTTAACAGCGTTTAATGATGGATTTGCGAAGAAAGTAGCAAAGGGACTTGACCTTGCAGCTATGCATGGTATTAACCCGAGAACGGGAACAGCATCTTCTGTAATTGGAGACAATCATTTTGATGCGAAAGTTACGCAAACTGTAGATTATGCGTCAGCAACACCGGATGCAAATCTGGAAGATGCGATTGCGGTAGTAGATGGTTCTGAAGGAGATGTAACAGGACTCGCGCTTTCGAAGACGTTCGGATCAGCGATGGCAAAAGTCAAAGCGAATGGAATCAAGCAGTATCCGGAATTTGCATTTGGAGCATCACCTGCAACATTTAACGGAATCCCGACAAGCGTCAACAAAACTGTATCTGGAGGAACAACGAAAGACCACGGTATTATTGGAGACTTCCAGGGAGCAGTTAAATGGGGATATTCAAAGGAAATTCCTATGGAAATTATTCAGTATGGTGATCCGGACAACTCAGGAAAAGACTTAAAAGGATATGGTCAGATCTATATCCGTGCAGAAGTATATCTTGGATGGGGAATCCTGGTGCCAGAATGGTTTGCAAGAATTAAGGAGGCATAGTATGAAGTATAAAAATACAAAAACGGGCGCAATTATTGAGACAAGTACAAAGGTTTCCGGCAAAAACTGGGAACTTGAGATTGATGAAAAATCTGAGAAGAAAAAGACGCCATCTAAAAACCAGGGGACTGAAAAAGATAAATCGCAAGAGGGCACAGAATAATGGATCCATTCGCTACACTAGAAGATATATCTATCCTGTGGCGAGAACTTAAGGAATCCGAGTATAGCAAGGCAGAGCAGCTTCTGACAGTTGTCTCGGATTCTCTGAGATATGAAGCCAACAAGGTTGGAAAAGATTTGGATAAAATGATTGAACAGAATGAGGCGTTGCGGAATGTTGCGAAATCTGTGACTGTTGACGTGGTAGCGCGTACACTTATGACATCGACAGACACAGAGCCAATGACACAGATGTCTCAATCAGCGCTGGGCTATTCAGTGACAGGAACATATCTGATTCCTGGAGGCGGTTTATTCATTAAGAAATCCGAGTTATCCAGACTAGGTCTTAGAAGACAGAAAGTTGGGGTGATGGATATTTATGGCATCGATGATCAAGGGAATTCCAGTAACACTGTATGAGAAGACAGTAATTGGAAAAGATGAATTTGATCGCCCGCTACACCAAGAAATACCAGTGACAATTGAGAATGTGCTTGTAGCTCCGGCATCGACCACGGAGATTCTGGACACATTAAATCTGACCGGAAAGAAAGCGGTATACAATATCGCAATTCCTAAAGGAGACAATCACACTTGGCAGGATTGCCGGGTGGATTTCTTCGGAATGTCTTGGCAAGTGATTGGGTTCCCACAACAAGGCATTGAAGAGAATATCCCGTTAGAATGGAATCAAAAATGGCAGGTGGCATTATATGGGTAAGACGAAGATTGTTTTGAACCGTGCTGGTGTTAGAGAGCTAATGCAGTCACCGGAAATGCAGGCAATCCTTGTGGAACATGCGAATAAGATAGCCAGTGCATCAGATACAGAAGCATATGTAGCACAGACAAGAGCAGTTGTAAAGGTATGTGGGGATGATGGTAATAACGGAGTATTGAAGGCGGTTGGAAAACATGGTGGAAAAAATCGTTAAGGATTATCTGCAGTCCAGTCTAGGGATACCGGTTAGATTGGAAGAAGAGGATAATCTCGGAAATGAATATGTATTGATTGAAAAGACTGGATCTGGAGGAGAAGACCATATCAAACGGGCAACTCTGGCTATCCAGTCTTATTCTACGTCCCTGTACGGGGCGGCATCGCTCAACGAGCGGGTAAAAGCAGCAATGGGAAAAATAATCGAATTGGACGATATCAGCAGATGTGAGCTTAATACAGATTACAACTATACCGATACTGCCAGAAAAAAATATCGGTATCAGGCAGTATATGATATCGTCCATTATTAGGAGGGATAAGATGAACACAGAATATGTAAGTGCAGGAAAGCCCAAAATTGGTGGAGCAATCTATCGAGCACCATTAGGAACCGAACTTCCAACCGATGCAAAAACGGAACTGAATGCAGCGTTTAAGGAACTGGGGTACTGTTCAGAAGATGGAATCACGAATTCTAATAGCCCTGAGACGGATAACGTGAAGGCATGGGGCGGCGACACCGTTCTAGATTTGCAAACAAGCAAAGAAGACAGTTTTAAATATAAGTTGCTCGAAATCACAAATATCGAAGTTTTAAAGGCTGTATATGGAGACGAAAATGTAACTGGAACATTAGAAGAAGGGATCACAGTAAAAGCTAATAATAGCGAGGCGGAAGCGTGCGCCTGGGTAATTGACATGATTTTGAAGAAAGCGCTAAAACGAATTGTGATTCCATCGGCAGCAGTTACAGAGGTAGCAGATATTGTCTATAAAGACAGCGAAGCTATTGGATATGAGACAACACTCAAGGCTACACCAGATTCAAGCGGACAGACTCACTATGAGTATATCGTAAAGAAAGGGAAGTAAGATGAATACAGAAAAAAATGAAGTGGCAGCAATTACAGGAACAACAGAAAGCGGGTTTCAGTACACTTTACCGCCAGATGCTCTAGATGATTATGAATTATTGGAAAACCTGTGCGACATTGATAATGGAGATGTCTCTAAGATTACAGGGACTGCCAGACAACTCCTTGGAGATGCACAAATAGAAGCACTTAAGGACCACGTAAGAAAGGAAAATGGAAGAGTTCCAGCTTCAAAAATGATTGAAGAAATTATCCAAATATTCAAAGGATCCCAAGTAAAAAACTCTTAGCCCTCGCCCACATGATCAACGTAGATGAAGAGGCGTTGATTTGTGATTTTGCAGAAACATATCGCATTTATGACTATAAGTCCCTACCGTTACGGACGGTGGGGACTTTTGCGTGTGGGTTGAGGCCCGATTCAAGAATCGGAATGAGAATATCTGATTCAAAACTTACAACAGACCAAACACTATTGGCGCTGGTTGCTGATAATACGAGGGCAATTGCATGGCTGAATAGTTCAGACGGCGCAAAAGGAATTAATCGTCCAAAATCATTGGTAGAGGCGCTGATGGGAGAAAAGAAAACTACAGAAAGCGTAATCGAAACGTTTGATACAGGACAAGATTTTGACGATGAGTGGAGACGACTGACAGGAGGTGAGAAGTAGTGGCTACAGAACTTGCAAAAGCATATGTGCAGATTATTCCGTCTGCACAGGGAATCAGTGGAAAAATTCAACAGGCAATAGACCCAGAGGCAGAACCGGCGGGGGCTTCATTTGGAAGTAAATTAGTCGGAAAGTTAAAAGGAATTATTGCTACTGCAGCAATTGGAAAAGCGCTAGGAACAGCAATCAGTGAGGGAGCAAATCTTGAGCAAAGCCTTGGTGGAATTGAGACACTATTTAAGGATAGTGCTGATAAGGTTAAGGCAAATGCTGCAAATGCTTACAGAACAGCTGGAATGAGTGCTAATGATTACATGGAATTAACCACAAGCTTCTCAGCAAGCCTCCTGTCCAGCCTTAGTAATGATACATCTAAAGCGGCTGACGTAGCCGATATGGCAATGACTGACATGTCTGATAATGCCAATAAAATGGGAACCAACATGGAAGATATCAAGAATGCCTATCAAGGTTTTGCAAAACAAAATTATACCATGTTGGACAACTTGAAATTAGGCTATGGTGGTACTAAGACAGAGATGGAGCGCCTGCTTGCTGATGCTCAAAAAATTACGGGTGTAAAGTACGACATCAACAATTTGTCGGATGTATATTCGGCTATTCATGTAATTCAAGGGCAGTTGGATATTACCGGAACAACAGCTAAGGAAGCGGCAACAACCATATCCGGTTCTTTCGCCTCCATGAAGGCCGCAGCGCAAAATGTTATGGGTCAAATTGCTCTTGGAATGGACATAAAACCAGCTTTGTCAGCACTGGCAGAGACGATGACAACTTTTCTTGTTG